TAAAGAATATGCTAGCTATCAAGGTAAAGGAATTAAGGTCTGCGATGAATGGAAACAGGAACCTGTAGCGTTTTACAAATGGGCAATTGCCAATGGTTGGAAACAAGATGGTTATCTTTCTATAGATAGAATTGATTCCAATAATGACTATATGCCTTCTAATTGCCAATTTATTACTAGAAGCGAAAATAGCAAAAAGAATCACATTCACCATCTTTATAGTGGCTCAAAGGCACCTCGTTCTAAATTAAAAGAACAAGATGTTGATACGATAAGAAAATATCTTTCAGAAGGTTTATCTCAAAGAAAGATAGCTAAGATGTTTAATGTGGCTCCAAATACTATCGGCGCTATTCAAAATGGAATAAATTGGAAATATTACAAAGGAGATTTGATATGAGCATGCCACGCCCTGAAGGAAAGGCTAAGAAGATTGCCTTTAAAATATTAGGCAAACCTGCTAATATGCAAAAGGAATCATCAAAGCGCAAGAAAATAAACGCTAAACTTTTGTATGAAGATACAATGCGTTCGAGATAGAAATTTGGGGGAATATATAATAACAGGAATAGCCGCACGTAAAGATTCTGAAAAGAATGCTGAAATGTAGCCCGTTGACTAGGCGAATATAAATATAGTTGCAAGGCACCGTAAATATATTCCCCCTTAATTAAAGGAACTTATGAAAATATCTAAAGTAAAAGATCACATAGTTCGTGAGATGATGGAAGATGCTTTCTATGCTCAAGTCGATCCGCGACGCCGACAAGAGCGTAAAGACGCTGATATGATCCACGAAGACAAGAAGGCAATGGCTAACATGCCACCAGAAAAGAAAATGCATACTTACAATCAAAACTTTTATAAACATGCGTGTATGAAGGCTGGAGATCCTGCTGAAGTAGACGATATTTGGAGACCATAATGAAAATAAATAAACCATGCAAAAAATGTAAAAAAGCAGCCGGATGTAAATGCAAATAAGAGGTTAATATGGCAAAGAAGAATTGGATAGCGGGAGCAATTAAGAAGCCTGGCTCCTTACGTAAAGAATTACACGCTAAAAAGGGTAAAGATATCCCTGAAAAGAAGCTAAAAGCTGCTGCTAAAAAAGGTGGAAAAGTTGGCAAAAGGGCTAGATTAGCTGAAACTTTAAAGAAAATGCATAAAAAGGGTAAGAAAAAACACGATTGCCCTTGAAATAAAATCTTCATTCTCATCACTACTCATCTTTTTCCCCTTACATTTCGGTGTAAGGGGATTTTTGTTAGCGCTAGCTACGGAAGCTTTTTTGTGGCATATTATCGCAAACTGAAGGAGTATTATGGAAGAGAAGAAATTAATATTACAACCCACTTCACAACAAGTGAATGATGTAACTGTTGGTAAATTCGCTACAGATCTAATCAAGAACGACGATGGCTATCAAGTAAATGCTATTGACCAAGCTCAAGAGAATACTAAAGATTACATGAAGAACCTTTATGAAGCAGTTGATAGAGGTCTAGCGACCTATCCCAACTCAGACTTCTATGTTCATGTTGAAACTAAAAAAGAAAAGCTACTTGAAAATGTTCTACGTAACTATTTTATTCCCAAAAATGCATGTCCAACACCAAACTATGACCAAGCTGTATTCAAATATGATCATAAAACATGTGATTTGATATTTATGTGGGTAATACCTGATAGAGGAACATGCTTTTATTTTAAGGAAAACTATGCTCAAATACCTGCTGAAGAGAAAGATTTATTGCAGTTCATCCGTATGTTTGATGATGGAACACTTCTTAAACTAGCAAAGAGATTAAATGGAGAAGAGACTGAGACTATTGTTAAAGGATTATATTAATGGAATGGAAAGAAGTTAATAGTATTTATGATCTACCCAAAGATAGATGTTTTTTGGTTATGTGGAAAGGTAGAGTTTGTTTATGTAATTATGATGAAGAAGAAGGCAGATTCTATATAATCTGGGATCCAACTGATTGGCCGATGAGAGTTGAGCAAACTAGGGAAAGTAAATTTCATTTTTGGATGGAATTACCTTCAGAAAAATATAAAGGGGACTTTATAGATGATTTGGAAAAAGTTTAGTGATGCAGGAAAGTATTATTTTAAAAGTGATGAATTATTAGTTAGTGATGGCAAAAAGGTAGAATATTATCAATGTTATAAACAAGACATTACTGATAGTGATTTTTTAATGGAAGATGGAAAAACACCTGCTATATATTATATACATATAGTAGATATACCATTGCCTGAAGATAAACTGCCGTGTTTATTATGTTTGGGTGATACAAATGAGTTTCCATGTAAATTCACTTGTCAAAATAAATTTGTATTCAATAAAGGAGAATAGATGTCATACCAACTTGATTTAGATAAAGGTAAGAAGCCTGAAATAGCTATGCCACCATTACCACCTGAAGTACCTATTCAACAAGAAATGGTTGAAAATCAGGCAGAAGCGCCACAAGATGTGGTCGAAAATGTAGATTATCCAGCTCAAGCAACTCCAGATGAGCTTAACGAGACCTTGCAAGCTACTCAACAACCAGTACAAGAAACTTACCAAGCTGGCCACTTTAAAAGACTGCGCTTAGAAGCTGAGCAAGTTAAAGCTGAGCGTGATGACATGGCTCGTAGGTTAGCGCAATACGAAGCTAATCAACGTAAAGCGTTCGTAGAACCAGAAGCTGAGCCTGATTTTAATATCAATGCTGATGACCTTGTTGAAGGCAAACATCTACAGCAATACGCTAAGAAAATGAAACAACTTGAGGCTCAGATTTATCAACAACAACAACAAAATACAGCTTCAATGGCACAAGCACAAATAAGAGCCAAGTTCCCTGATTTTGATAGAGTAGTTAACGAGGATAACATTGAACAACTTAGATACACATACCCTGAATTGGCTAATACCCTTAATTCTTCATCTGATTTGTATAGTACTGCTGTATCGGCCTACACGATGATTAAAAACTTAGGCATATCCCCAAAAGGAGATGATTTTATGGCACAAAAAGCACAAGCTCAAAAGAATGCTGCTAAACCTAAGCCACTAGCTAGTGTAAACCCACAGCAAGGAGATAGCCCCCTAAGTAAGGCTAATGCATTTGCTAATGGCTTAACTCCTGAATTGCAAAAGCAGCTTCGCAAAGAGATGGAAGAAGCGAGGGCTAATCATTAATGGAATATGATTTTGTGATTTTATTTTTTATAGTGGTTCTTATATTTGTAATTGCAGAAGCTATTAGGCAGTATTTATTTACTTGGAATTGATTCGGAGGAACCTAAATGATATGGAACAAAAAAGAAGTTTCCCAAGTATCCCTTGATGATACTGTACAGCATTTTGTAAGTCAGATAGTATGCTTACAAATTAGATGTGGTTTACTTGAAGATAAATTGAAAGAATTCGAAAGCATTATTAATGGAATGCGCCAACTGCAAAGAAATACCGAGAATATTAGCTGATTGTTGGGTGTGGCCACCGTACCCATGCGAACATTCTAAGCATATTCAACAATGTAATGAACATGGTGGCAAGATAATAATCATTAAGAAATAAATTCATCCCCGTAGCTCAAGAACTACGTGAGACTCGTAGACCGTGTAAGAGCCGCAGCGATTGTAACGTGCGTGATGTGGGTTAAAATCCCACCGGGGAATATAGATCCTTTACTGAGGAAGCAACTAGTAGTAACTGTCTTAATCTGCAAAAGCCGTTGTTGCTACTAGTTGCAAACTTGTTACAAAACGTAGGGTCATCTGTTACGCTTTTGTCTATTGTTGCAATTCTCTTTATGTGTTATCCAACGGCAATTATCAGGTTCATAGTTGCCATCATTATCAATACGATCTAGTGTTAGTCCTTCAGGTTTTTCACCCATGTCTTCTAAAAAGTTTTCAAATTTGTTCCATCTTTCACATACTTTAATTCCCCGTGCTCCATAATATTTATATGCTGTGCTTTTAGGGTTTTTACATCTTTGATGAATAGCTGACCATACTTTATATTGTAATGTAGCATGTTTACCATGTTTAGTGTTAGCTATTGCATTTTGACGATTATGGCAGTTAGTACATTGCTTAGACTTGCCCGATCTTAAATCGGCTGCTGCTGCTTTTCCAGTGGTTCCACATTCACATTTAGTTTCAAAGTGTTGTAACTTTCTGTGAATTCCAATATATTTTACTATCTCCCATTTACCATATTTCTTGCCTATTTCTTTGTCTGGATTATAAAGCATTTTATACTGACAATCTGTGCATTGAGTTGATCTCCCCGCACGTAATTCAGTACCAACTTTATTCTTTATGTTGCCACACTCGCATAAACATTCATACCATCTGCCTGGTTTCTCGGTTTCCACTTCTTTTACTATTGTCCATTTTCCAAATTTCAAACCTTGCAAAGTTAATCCTTTTAAGTATGTTATTGTAAATCAGCGTACAAATGAAGAGTCGCTCTCTTCAAAAACAATCGGATGTATAATCTGAGCCTCATCCACTCAACTCGGACGCATAATCAAGTCCTCGTCCAACTTAAAGTGTATCATCTCCGGATGATTATGTCAAACATAATACTTTAAGGAGCCAGTTATGGCGATCACTACTACATCATCGTTACCCGCTCCAGTTCAGCAAAGTTTTAGTTATAAATTACTTTCTGTTCCGGTGCCTAGACACAGTTGGGCACGTTAAATCTTCTCTGATTGACTTGAAACCCTGACCGAATAATGTCGAAGGCAACAAGGGGCAAGCAGGATTTATCCGTGCAGCCTGAACGCAGTAAGCGAGAAGACACCGAAAGGTGATGCGGTACTCTGGACATTATGGAAACATAATGAAGTTGACAGAAATGATCAGCTCGCTACACTTACACTGTAGTAGTAACAAATGGAACATGATTCATAAAATACCGGCCATGAAGAAGAATATGCCACGCAATGGTGGTACAACTCTTCGTATGCGCCGCTACAATCCCTTAAACACTGCCATGGTACCTTTGGGCAATTCAGGAATAACACCTCCTGCTCAAAACTTGACAGCTGTTGATATTGATGCCAAAATATCATTTTATGGCACATATGTACAACTTAACGAACAGGTAACATTACAAAACCAAGATCCAGTTTTAAATGAATGCGCAGCTCGTTTAGGTGTTTCACTTAGACAAACAGAAGATCAACTAACACGTGATATGTTAGCTTCTACAGCTTCATTCATTAACTGTACAGGTGGTGTTAATGGAGACGTTCCGACCGAAATTACACGTTCAGACGTTGACACAGTTGTAAGAGCATTGCTAAATAACAATGCATACACAATCATGGACAATATTGAAGGTGAAGATAAGTTTGGTACAGCTCCGGTTCGTGATGCTTACTTTGCATTATGTTCAACACAGCTTACAGGCAATCTTGATGCAGTTTCCGGGTTCATTCAAAAGAACCAATACCCTGCACCAATGAATGCTTTAAGATCTGAATGGGGTGCAATTGGAAACCTACGTTTCTTAATTTCATCTATTGGATCACAAACACTTATGGGTTCTGCATTAGGTAACACTGTATTTAATATCTTCTGTGTTGGTATGGAAGCTTATGCTTGCATTGAACAAGATGGATATAGTGCTTCGTTTATATATAGACCACCGATCTATGATGGTCCTTTAGCTTTAAATGCGTCTGTAGGATATAAGTTCGCTGAGGTTCCTAGAATCACAAACGACTTATGGGTCATCAATCTACGCGCAACACAAGCGTAATAAGGAGCTATCATGGATGGTACTATATTATCTCAAGGAACTTTTACTGCTTTTGTAGCTGCTAACCCAACACTAGGCGTTGCGTCTAACGTTGCCGGTACAGCTATGAATATTCCAATCCCGTCAGGTGCTGATTGGGTAAAGGTATATGATTATACTAAAGCTTCTCAAGTGGGGCTTGCGACTGTTATTGTAAACGGAGCTGCTACTGCTAATGCCGGTTTAGAATGGTATTGGCAACGTGGTATGGCCGCCGGAACAGGTATTGTAAAATATAAAACCACTGGTTCATCTGTCTTAAATGAAGATACTTTAACTGCCGGTGGTTTTACTGTTTACGATCCTACAGGTTCAACTCCCGGTTCATTGCCAACCTTTGGCCCGGCAGTTGCATTCACCGGTATAAGTAATGCTACACAACCTGTAGTTACAACAGCTTCAACAGCAGGTATACAAGTAGGATCTATTGTAAGACTACAACTACCTACAGGTAGTACAGCTCTTGCATCTGACGTATCAGGTATAGACTTTGTTGTAGGTGCCGTAACTCTTAATACCAGTTTCACATTGTTAACTGCTGCATCAGCTTTAGCTAATGCACCGGGATTAACAACCGGAACAGGTACTTACAGAATTGTTAACTATTCTGCTTATTGGTATCCAAGAACTAGATATATATCTAATATCGCAGTTAATGCTGTTAATGCTAACTTTGCTACTGTTAGTGTAACAATTCCACATGGTTTAACACCGGGACAAGAGATCAGATTCGATATCCCTAATGTATCCGGAATGGTTCAATTGAATGCTACAGGAGCGAATAATTATCAATCATATATCGTACAATCAGTAATTGATGATTACGATTTTGTTGTTAATGCTAACATTTCTAGCTTTACAGCATTTACTTATCCAACAGTTGCTCAACAACCTTCTTCTTTCCCACTATTTAATCCAGTTGGTGAAGATACAGCTACATCATTAATTACCCCATTAAATCAAGTTCCTACAATTGCAGGATTACAAATATTTAATACAAACTCAGGCCTATTAGCTGATTCTGTAGTTAATACTGCATTCTTAGGAATGACATTTGGTTCAGGTGGTGTTGGTGCTACAGCCGGTGCTGTTCCGCTTACAGGTCCATCAGGATCAGTTGCATTTACAGCAGGCAACGTAGCTACCGGTGATGTTATGTATTGGGTTGCAGGTAAGTCTTCATTAGGCGGTCTGTAATCTTTTAATTTAATCAATCTACTAGGGGCCTAAAAACCCCTAGTAATCCAAAGGAGATAATCATGGAAATGACACAAGTTGAAGAAACAAAAGTAGCAACAGCATCAGAAACAAAAGCAGCAGTTAAAAAAACAACAAGACAAAGTTATAAATTCCAACGTGATAAAGACCAAGAGCCTGTAAAAGGCATCTTTAGATTTTATGAAGTCGCCGGAGGCTGCCTAAGCTTTGTATTCAAGGCATGGAAAGAGGATCAAGTAGAAAATTATACCCTTAATGATGGTGCTGTATACACTTTACCTTTGGGTGTTGCTAAACATTTGAACAAAAACGGTTGGTATCCA